TACGATGTCGGCTATGAAGTTAGGATTGTTAGGAAGAAAAAGGCAGTCAAGAAAAAACTGACACCGGCAGAACAGAAGGAGAAAGAGAAAAAAGAAAATAAGAAATACATGAAAGACGTTCTGAAAAAGTTAGATGAACGCCGCAGGCTCTTTGTGACTGATATTGTTGAGGGAAGAATTGCTCCGGTAAAAGATGAGGAAAAGGTGAAGGATGCATTGTGGAGCGCACTTGTGTTGAATCAGTCGTGTCTTTATCCGTCACGGCTTAGCTGCTTCTTTGCCGGGAAACCGCTTTATGAATGCACAGAGGAGGAAAAAAAGGAAGTATCCGAAAAAGTGACTAAATTGACCATACTCCATCAGATGTTAGTGCTGCTCAATGCAGCGATGGATGGAACTGAGTTGATTAAATATGACGGAACCTATAAAAAAGAAAACGGTCAAGCTCTAATGGATGGCTATAAGGTACTTCGGTTGTATGGCTGGTCGTTTGAGGATGAGGAGGAAGAAAAGGTGGTTGACGGAAGTCACGAGTTTTATGAGGAGGAAAGCGGCACATGAAAGAATCATGGAAGGACATTCCCGGTTATGATGGAAAGTATCAAGCGGATACAGAGGGAAATATCCGGCGGGTGTATCCATCAGGAAAAACACGATTGCTAAGACCATATCACAAGCATATGAGTGGAAGCCAAAGGATGATTGTTAAATTAACCAGGGATGGAAAGAGCAGAGAAGAAATTGTGATGCAGTTGATTGCGAAAACATTTCTAGGAGTTCCGCCGCCGGGACATGTGGCATACCACAAAAACGGATGTCAATATGAAAACCATATACAGAATATTTCATACATAAGCAAACGTGAACTGGGAAAACGCACGGGGGCAAAGAGCCGCCGACAACCAGTTGCAAAAATAGATTGTAATGGTGAAGTGGTAGAAGTGTACTCGTCAGCGCGGGAAGCGGCAAGAAAGAATTACATGAGTTATCAAACGATTATAGACCGCTGTAATCGAAAATGTAAGAGTACATTTGCTCCAGACGGCTATGCGTATGCATGGGATGATAAGGAAATCAGCATGCGATATGCATTGCGAAAAATTGAGATTGAGGATGGCTATATGCCAAAGGCACCTGATGTGGAACCGGAGTGGTAAAGTAAAAGGTTACACGATAACGAATTTTGTTCGTTACCGTGTAACCTAATAAAGAAATTACGGAAGATTAATAACTAAAGTTAAAACCCATTGAATTTGGATATCAACAAATGGATTTGTAGTAGCTAATGCGTATAAAAAATATGTAATGCATTCAATAGTTGGATTTTTTACATATTTTCGTATATGCAAAAAATAAAAATCTTCCAATTTCTTAAGCCATTTTATAAATGTTTGTTTCATGGCTTTTCGCCTCCTATTGTTAAAACTCATGTTTAATATGTCCGCGCAACCACCTCGGTAAAAAAAAGTGCAACTTATTGAATTGTTTTGGGAGGATTGAAGAAATGGAGGAGACATAGAGAAAGGAAGCAGTATTACATGGCAAATAGACATACAATTACAGACCTTTACCAGATGCAATCCTTGTCATTGGACGATAAAGTACAAATGACAAAAAGGAGAATAGATGATTGGGTAAATCAGTTTGGTGAAGATGGTGTTTATGTAAGTTTTAGCGGTGGAAAGGATAGCACTGTTTTGGCACACATAGTCAGAGTGGTTTGCGGATATAGGAATATCCCGCTTGTATTTGTGGATGTTCCGACACAATATCCAGAATTAAAACAATTTGCTATGACATTTGACAATCTTGAAATTTTGAAACCGAAAATTTCATTTGCAGAAGTATGTAGCAAGTATGGATTTCCATTATTTTCAAAAGAAACATCGGAATGCATTTCTGATAGTAGAAGATACATTTCAATACTTACAGAAGAAAAGAAAGATGGGAAAGGTATTATTCCGTTTGCCTATCGAATAGCCGATTTGATTGGAATAGATAGAAGAAAAGACAAAGAAAATATAGCTTATCAAAACTTAAGAACGGGGAATATCCCCAGTGAGATATTGAGAGCACCCGTCAGAGTAAAACAGCTATTCGGTTTAAAATGTGATGACTTTGGCCCTATGTATGATAAGTCAAGATATTTATTTATGTTAAATGCACCTTTTGATGTATCTAATAAGTGTTGTCGGGTAATGAAAAAAAATCCTGCTCATACATATGAATTGCAAACTGGGAGAAAACCTATTATTGCAACTATGGCATGCGAAAGCAACCTAAGGAAAAGCAATTGGATAAAACATGGATGCAATTCGTTTGAAAGCAAAAACCCAAAAAGTAATCCAATGTCATTTTGGACGGAGCAGGATGTACTTTGGTATATAGTAAAAAATAAGTTACCTATATGTTCTGTTTACGGAGAAGTAGTTGTTGATTATACCGCTATGAAACAATGCGAAAACCAAATATCATTTTTTGATTATGGGATATTCAACGACAATAGAGCATTATTGCGAACAACAAAATGTCAAAGAACAGGCTGTGTTTTGTGTGGTTTTGGATGCCATTTAGAAAAGCAAGGAAAAGGTAGATTTGAATTATTAAAAAATACACATCCTAAATTTCATAATTTGCTTTATGTACTAAAGAATAATGGTATTACATACGCAGAAGCTATCGACTGGGTAAATAAAAAGGGTGGATTTGATATTAAATATTAACAAATTCCGCACTGGGAAACTGGTGCGTTTGAAAGGAGAAAAAAATGAGCAGTAGTTATTGGAATTATGAAGATGACGAGAATATCATTTGTCCTTATTGTGGCGAAGAATATGAGCCGTCTTACGAAGATACATACATAGGCGATGATTGTGTTGATTGCTATACCGAAGATACCAACACATACACTTGTGATAATTGTGGCAAGAAATTCACAATGTATGGTTATCAAGCCGGTTGGAAATATCGCACCGAAACGATTGACGGAGAAGCAACAGAGGAAGAAGTCGAAGATTTGAAAGAAAGCGAGGAATAATTATGAAGATTAGACCAATTCTATTTAATACAGAAATGGTGAGAGCCATTTTGGAAGGAAGAAAGACTTGTACAAGAAGAGTATTAAAACAGCCATTTGAGGTACACCCAAATGGTTATATCACAAAACCTCGGGGGACTGAAAGGCTCTGCCCTTATATTCCACCATACCAACCGGGAGACATTCTGTATGTTCGTGAGACATGGTGCAAGGGTTCTTATGGGGATGAAAAAGAAAAATATTATTACAAGGCTGACAATAATAATTTCTTTTGTACATGGCACCCGTCCATCCACATGCCGAAAGAAGCTGCTCGGATTTGGCTAAAGGTAACGGAAGTTAGAGCGGAGCATTTGCAGGATATTACAGAGGAACAGGCTATATCAGAGGGAATATTTATTGACAAATATAACTTAGACTGTGGTTATGATTATGTTTCTGAATTTGCTTTTTTGTGGAATTCCACCATCAAGAAATCAGACCTTGACCGTTACGGATGGGATGCAAACCCGTGTGTATGGGTAATTGAATTTGAACGGTGCGAAAAGCCACCTGAATGTATTTTAAAAGGTTATGATAAAGCGCCGGATGATGGTTTGAAGTGTTTAGGTTATATGTATGATGATAATAGAGATGAATTGATTCCTATGTGTAAAAAATGTTCATATCAGGCAAGTTATGAAAGCGAGGAAGAAAAGTGAAAAGCCGAGAAAGGAGTAATTATGAGCAACAATTTAGAATTTATGAAAGAGCATAATTGTAAACATCTAAAAAACTGTAAGTTTGCTAGTGCTGTGAAATATCAGTATTCGGATGATAAAAAAGGATGGTATATACAATTTGGAAATGTGCTTCATGGTATAAAATATTGTCCTTATTGTGGTATGAGATTGGAGGATGAAAATGGAAGATAGATATTTATTTAAGGCAAAGCGTGTTGACAATGGGGAGTGGGTGCAAGGGTATTTATATGGTATTTGGGAGAAAAGATACATTCTATGGGGAATGACAAATGATGTTCCCGATATGATTGAAGTAGAACCATCCACCATCTGCCAATGCACCGGTTTAAAAGATGATAATGGGAATCTGATTTATGAAAATGACATTCTTTTCTTAAAAGACGAAATAAACGGGTGTAAATGGAAAGCAGTTGTTGAATTTGGAAATCCAACTGGCGAATATAACTGGGGTTGGCAATTAGTTCAAGTAACAGAGTGCGAAGCAAATAAAGACATTCTTTTATGGATTGAAACAGAAATGAGTTATATGGATGCTAAAATAATTGGGAATACAATTGATAATTTGGAATTAGTAGAAAGTGAGGAATGACATGAAAAATGAATTTGTAAAATTATACAAAAAACATATCAAAAGAAGAGGAGCGGACAAGCTCTTAGGTTATCTTGTTGATAAAGGGTTCTTAGAGGCACCTGCGAGCACAAAATATCATGGAAGTTATGAAGGGGGCTTGGCGGAGCACACTGTAAATGTTATGAATCGTTTAATGAAAAAAGAGGTGCTTCAAGGATATACAAAAGAAACAATTGCTATTGTTGGATTGCTGCACGATGTATGTAAAGTGGATTTGTATAAGCCACAGCTTGAAAAGGAGAAAATAGCATACGAATACAATACCAAATCTTTTCCGATGACGATGCATAAGGCTGGAGAAAAACAGACAAAAAGAACGTATGTACACAACACGGAATCTTTCCCAGCAGGGCATGGCGAAAAATCTATTTTCCTCATTCAGCGTTTTATGAATTTGACCGATGAAGAAATCCTTGCCATCCGGTGGCACATGGGAGCCTTTGACGATGCGGTTAGAGGTGGAAGCCGGGATATAAACGCGGCATACGAACGGTCAAAATTGGCTGTATATTTGCATCTTGCCGACATGGCGGCAACCTATATCGATGAATAAAGGAGGTTATGAATTATGTTTATCAAAACGAGTATATTTAAGAAACTTTTAAAGGAAGCCTATAAAAATGACAATTTGAGTGTCGGACACAGTGAAAAGGCAAAAGTGTATTACATTGTTGGGGGCTATTGGTTTGTGGCCGTTCAAGAACAATTTTTCCCCAATGCTGAAAAAGCGGCTCTTGTTGAACTTATTGGAGATTTGCCACGGGATGAATATGTTCGAATACATAAAAATGAATCACGGCAGCAGTTGGTACCAGACGAGATGAAGATTCTTTTAGCCGAAAAAGAACCGGACGAATATCTGGAAGAAACGAATCTTCTTATTGAGGAACCGAAGTTTGGGGTAATTAGCAGACTTCTAACAAATGGCTCTGAATTGACACCAATCAATGAAGGATTGTACAACATGATAGATGAAAGTGCGAAAACATCAGATGACATGGAGGTTGAAGGACCATATAGGATAGAGGAGTCTGGAAAAATACTATTATGGCGAAACAATACATCGTTAATCGGATTATTTCCAAGAGGCTGGGATAAGGACGAAGATTTGATGGAACAGAAAACAATATTGGAAAGAACATTTCAAGGTAAATGGTAAAAGAAGTCTCCCTCTTGCTTTTGCAGGAGGGAGATAAAACAGAATAAGGGCAGCAGGACAGGAGTGAGTGAATGGCAGGATACTATGGTCCGGGAATATACCGGACAGAGTGCGCGTACTATATCCGGGAAAGTGAAAAGATGATAACGTGTGAGGGATTAGAAGAACATACTATATGCGGCACACGATTCCGGACGGAGCAGGATAAATTCGATTTTCAAGAAAAGCATTGCTATAAAAATTGTGAAAGGTGCAAGCATGGTAAGATGCTGGATGAAAGTTATGGGAACTAGGGGAGAAATCAGAAGGAATGATTGATATGCTTAAAAGAAAAAGGAGTTGAGAAGATGAGAACGATAAGTTTTGAAGTAACTGGTCAGCATATTGAATGCACAGAAGCAATTTCGGATTTAGTTGGAAATACGAGAGAGTATGTGCAGGCAAAGTTTTCCCTGCCAACAGAATGGGATGGATTGATTCAAATAGCGGTATTTACGGCAAATGGAAAAAATTATCCGGTTCTGATTGAAGATGGCAAATGTGAAGTGCCATACAAAGTGATGATGCAGGAATATTTTACTGTTGGATGCTATGCGGGAGCTAAGACAGACAGGATAACAACAGATATTTGCGTGGTTCGTGTTGAGGAATCCGTAAGGTACCAAGGCGGTTCGGATTATCTTTCGATTTATCAGAAAATGCAGGATACATTGAAAGAGATGGTGGCTAAGGTGAATGAATACGAGGCAGCAGTTGAAAACTACAAAGAAATTGTAAATGACACCATGCATGAGCATTGTTTGCATGAAACACATTCCGGTGACGGGGCACATGGATTGCGTATACATGATGGACTGTTCCAGTATTATGACGGACAAGGCTGGGTAGATACAAAAGTGGGGGCTTTTGAAGGACAAAGCAGTACATGGAAAAATCAAGTGGTATTGCAGTTTGCCGGCACCATGCGCGTGGAAAAAGTTTTAGAAAGCAGCTATTTCAAAATTCAAGAAAAAGGAGATACCCGTTCAAGCTCATTAGCACCATTTATTGATAGCAGTTATCCGTATCAAGGAGTACAATATGCCATATATGCAACGACAAATCAGAAAGTTTATGTATGGCATGTGCAGAAAGATGTCAACGAAGATTATGGTGTATCCGTAGAGCGGTTGTATCCGGTGGATAATGCGGAGAATGATGTTATATTAAGAGTTGAATCAGGAAAAGGAATGCCTGTATTGATATGTGAGAGCAATGCGGAAGACGTAGTTGAAGTAGTGCATATGGAATACATAGAGAGCGACTTATCTACTAATCGTCGTATAACGGCATTGGAAGAATTAGAACAGAGGGGAACGTGGACGCCGGTTCTATATGTTACACCTAGTACAGTTGCACCAACCAATACAGTATTAGCTCAATATGGTTCTTATATCCGGCATGGTGATTATGTGTGGATTGAGGGAATGATAATAACATCAAGTAATTATGCTTGTTATAAAATAGGCGGACTGCCATTTGCACCGAATTCAGATAGACCAACCATGTTATGTCCGGTAGCAGTAATAAATGGGGAGAATTTTAAGGTATCTTCGTTAAACAAAATAAGTGAAAGTGGTACAGAAAATGAGCTGTATAATAACGATTATAAAGCTGGAACAACCCCAGCTTCGTGGTACATTAGTGGATTTTACAAAATAAAATAATGGAAGAGAGAGGCATCTGTCAATGGCAGGTGCCTTTTTGTATGGGAACTAGGGGGGAAAGATAGCAAAGATTTTGTTATTCTGACCAAAAGGGGGTATCAGATATGGCAAAAAGTCAATATAGCGTAAAAGTTGAACCCTATTTGGAATTGATTGAGGGATGGACAAGAGACGGTCTTGTAATGTCGCAAATAGCCGAAAACCGGGGGATTTGCAAAACAACATTATACAAATACATGCAAGAACATTCTGAACTTTCTGAACGCCTAAAAAAAGGGAGGGAAGTTTCAGACGCACAAGTAGAGAATGAATTGTTCAAAAAAGCGGTTGGTTTTACTAGGATTGAGAAAAAGCCGTTTAAGGTGAAAAAAGTGGATTATGAAAACGGAAAACGTAAGTGTGAGCGCGAAGAGGTAGTGATGGTAGACCAGGAAGTTTATTATCCGCCGGAACTGGGAGCACAAGTGTTTTGGCTGAAAAACCGTAAACCGGACAAGTGGCGTGAAAAGGTTGAGAATAAGATTGAGACCGAAGAGGATGGTGTAGGTGTAATGATACTTACTCCGGTTAAGGAGGCAGAGGATGAGTAAAATTGTTTGGTCGCCACAGCCACGCCAGAGTGCATTTATGAGTCGTCCGGAGTACGAATGTCTGTATGGCGGGGCAGCAGGAGGTGGAAAGTCAGATGCTATGTTGTGTGAAGCAATGCGACAGATTAAGGTGCCAAACTATAAAGGTATCATCTTTCGTAAGACATATCCTCAACTTCAAGAGTTGATATTGCGTTCCAACGAATTGTATAAAGCGGTGGTGCCGCAGGCAAAATACAATGTCACGGATAAGAAGTGGACATTTCCATCTGGGGCGAAAATCTTTTTTGGTACCATGCAGCACACAAAAGACCGCTTGAATTATCAGGGACTTGCGTATGATTTCATTGGCTTTGATGAATTAACACATTTTACGTGGGAAGAGTACTCCTATATGTTCTCACGTAATCGTCCAAGTGGACCAGGAACACGTGTGTACATGAGAGCAACTGCCAATCCGGGCGGTGTTGGCCATGCATGGGTGAAAGACCGGTTTATTACAGCGGCACCGCCGGAAACGCCAATCACGGAAGAACGGACAATTCTTGATCCGGACGGAAAAAAGATTCAGGTGAAACGAAAGAGAATCTTTATCCCATCATCGGTATTTGATAACAAGAAATTGCTGGAAAACGACCCCTATTATCTGGACAATCTTGCCATGTTGCCGGAGGCAGAGCGTAAGGCGTTGTTATACGGCTCATGGGATAGCTTTTCCGGTCAGGTATTCAAAGAGTGGAGAAATGACCCGGAACACTATAAGGACAGAAAGTGGACTCACGTTATAGAGCCGTTCAGAATACCATCCTATTGGCGTATATGGCGTGGATATGATTATGGGTTCGCCAAACCTTTTAGCGTTGGATGGTATGCGGCAGATGAAAACGGAAAGATTTATCGAATCCGCGAGTATTATGGGTGCACCGGTGAACCCAATGTGGGACTGGAGTTAGACCCAACCCAGCAGGCAAAACACATTAGGGAAATTGAAAATGAGGACCCAAACCTCAAAGGCAGAAAGATAATAGGTATCGCAGACCCGTCCATATGGGATTGCTCACGTGGTGAATCCATTGCAGAAATGATGGAGAAACACCCAAACAACATTCTCTTTAGTCCGGGCGATAATGCAAGACTTGCCGGAAAGATGCAATATCATTACCGGATGGCATTTGACGAAGAGGGAGATACGATGTTTCAAGTGTTTAACACATGCAAGCATTTTATCCGGACCATACCTGCATTAGTGTACAGTGAAAGTGATGTTGAGGATATTGATACAACCCAGGAAGACCATATTTATGACGAGTGTCGTTATGTGCTCATGGATAATCCGATATCACCGCGTAAAAATGTGCTAGAACGTGACCATATTGGTGATGATCCATTGAATCAGAGATGTAAGCAGCAAAGTGAAGATGCCAAGAGATTTGAATTTTATATGATTTAGGAGGACAAGAATGAAATTACAGTTATTTGCCTATCAAAAGAAAAAGCAGGATGTAGAAGAACCAAGAAAAGAGAAACAAGGGCAGCAGGAGGAACCTATTTCAGAAACCCATGAAAGTGTCGAAAAATCGACACCGCAGATGGAATTAGATGGGAGTGCCGGGGAACCAAATACACAAGAGGAGAGAAAACAGTATGAGAAAGAGAAACTCACAAATTTAACCGAGGACGATGTGAGAAAAGCTGTTGAAACGCTAAAGAAATACAAAGAGGGAAAAGACTTGCTTGACCGAAAAATTAGAGCCAATGAAGAATGGTGGAAATTACGACATTGGCGAATTATTGAATCCGAGGAGAAGAAAAAGTCTAAGGGGATGACAGAGCCGGTATCCGCATGGCTACACAACTCGATTAATAACAAGCATGCGGATATGATGGACAACTTCCCGGAACCTACTGTGTTGGCACGTGAATCATCGGATGAACAAACGGCAAGAACACTGACGTCTATATTGCCGGTAGTGCTTGAATATAACCGGTATGAAGAAACATATAACGATTGTGCATGGTACAAGTTGAAGCAGGGAGCAAGTGTAAAGAAGATTGTGTGGGATTCGCGTAAGAATAATGGCGTTGGTGATATTAACATTGCCAAAATAGATATACTGAATTTGTTTTGGGAACCGGGTATTAACAAGATTCAGGAATCTGCAAACCTTTTCCATGTGGAATTGATGGATAACGAAATTTTAAAACAGCGTTATCCGGATATTGATTTGACGGGAAGTGACATCGTACTAACTAAATATATCAACGCGGAAAATGTCGACACTTCGGAGAAATCGTATGTTGTAGATTGGTACTACAAAAAAGACAATGGAACAAAGGATATACTGCATTACTGCAAATTCGTAAATGACAAGATTCTGTATGCATCCGAAAATGACCCGGAGTATGTAGAAAGAGGATATTATGACCATGGGATGTATCCGTATGTGTTTGATGTTATGTTCCCGGAAGAGGGGACACCAGTGGGATTTGGTTACATAGATATCATGAAAGACCCACAGCTTTATATTGACAAATTAGACCAGGTAATATTGGATTCTGCTATCAAGGCAAGCAAAGCCAGATACCTTTCAAAAGACACGGGAGGAATCAATGAGGATGAATTTAACGACTGGACTAAGGAAGTTGTACACTACACCGGAAATCCGGATGATATTCAACCAATGCAATCAGTAGTTCCGCCAACACAGTGTATCAACGTAAAAGAGGAAAAGATAAACGAATTGAAAGAAACATCAGGTAACCGTGACTTCTCGCAGGGAAGTACACAAAGTGGTGTTACTGCTGCTACGGCAATTGCCGCCTTGCAGGAGGCAGGAAGTAAGTTGTCGCGTGATATGATTCGAGGAACCTATCGGGCATATATGGAAGAATGTTACATGGTTATTGAACTGATACGTCAGTTTTATGATGAACCACGTAAATTTCGCATACTGGGCGAAAAAGGAGAACAGCAATTTGCGACCTTTGATAATGGTGGCATGATTCCGCAGGAAGGTGGAGAAGAGATGGGCGTTGAAGTAGGAGAGAGACTGCCTATCTTTGACGTTACTGTATCGGCGGCCAAGAAATCAACTTACTCACGAATGGCGCAGAACGAACTCGCTCTCCAGTTTTATGATAAAGGCTTTTTCGCTCCCGGCAATGCGGATGCATCGTTGGCATGCCTTGATATGATGGAGTTTGAGGGCAAAGAAAAAATTATTATGAAAATACAGGATAATGGAACCATGTACCAGCAGTTGATGGCACTGCAGCAGCAGGTACAGCAATTGATGCAGATGACTGGAATGCAGGGTCAGGAGGTCGTAAATGGTGGTGACCCAAATCCTCCGGGGCAGGATTCTAAACAGACAATGAAAAATGATTCCTTAGGTGGAGCCATGACAAAGAGTGAGCGTTTGGATGGAGCAAAAGAGCAGGCAAGCAGTATGGCGAGTGTATAGGAGTATTAGTATGTTAAGTATACAAATTGAGTGGTCAAAAGAAAAATTTGAATTGAATGTAGTGGGACATGCAGGATACGCGGAACATGGAAAGGATATTGTATGTGCTGCAGTATCCGTAATTGTTGGTATGCTGGCAAACGAAATTGAAAATCATGAAGAAATGTATCCGGGGCAGCAGGTAGAAGTCAAGAGTGGACTTGCTATGATTCACACGGCGTACAGAAGTAAGTTACGAGCGAACATTGTGTTTGGTATGGTTGTAGATGCTTTGCTTGCTCTGGAGGAACAGTATCCGGAGTACATAAAAATTTTAATTTCAAAAACCATGGGAGTTTGGGGGTAAACGAAATTTAAACCGTGATATGGTAGTGATGTGAAAACCACTGGCACTTCGGAAAGACGATGGAAACGACACTTCGGAAAGACGATGATAGCGACACTTCGGAAAGACGATGGAGGAATGAAACCTATGAAAAACAAAATTTATTTGCAGTTGTTTGCAGAGGGCACAGGAGAAGCAGGAGGCGCAGAAGTTGAGACTGGCTTAGAGGGTCAGAACGACCAGCAGACTGTCCAGGTACAGACAGACACCGGTGAGGAAAGTACAGAGGACAGAGGAACCAAGTGGAAGAACATGATTAAAGGGGAGTTCAAAGATGAATATAACCAGAGTGTTCAGAAGGTGATTAACGACAGATTTAAGCAGACCAAGGAAATGGAAGAGCGGTTATCATCATCGCAGAAAGTCCTTGATTTTGTGGCACAGCGCTATGGATTGGACAAGACCGCAGATGCGGATGACATGTTAAGGGCATTGGAAGAGGATGATTCCATGTTCGAAGAGCGTGCCATGGCAAAGGGAATGTCCACGGAACAGTATCGTGAATTCTATCGTTTGGAAAAACAGAATGAAGAATTCAGACGAGCGGCTGAGGAAACGCAGAGAATTCGTCAGGCAGATGAAACGTATAGCAAGTGGATGTCAGAGGCAGACGCATTAAAGGAAATTTATCCGAATTTTAGCTTTGATGAGGAGGTTGAGAATAAAGACTTCCTACAGTTGCTGCAGAATGGCATTGATGTAAGAACGGCGTACGAAGTTGCGCATCACGATGAAATCATGCGAGGAGCTATGCAGATGGCATCAGCTAAAACAGCGGAGCGCGTGACGGATGGTATTCGCGCGAAAGGCTTGCGTCCGGCTGAGAATGGAACAAATACTTCTTCAAAGCCCGTAGAGCAGAAAATTGACATAAGCAAGTTGACAGCAAAAGATATCGATGAGTTATCAAAAAGAGCCGCACGCGGTGAGAAAATTACATTCTGACCGATGTGCAGAATGGAGGTAAGTAAAATGAACAAAGCAAGAAAATTGGAAAAACGAATGTCTTTACAGATGTTTGCAGGGAATTTAAATCCAAATACAACAGGCGACTCGGGAATGACTGCCGAGATGAAAGAGTTTTATGAAAAATCTCTGATTACGATGGCAGAGCCAAAATTGGTGTTTGACCAGTTTGGTGATAAATATCCAATTCCGAAAAACGGTGGTAAGGTAATCGAATTTAGAAAGTATGATTCGTTACCGAAGAACACGAAACCTTTGCAGGAAGGCGTGACACCGGATGGTAGTAAGATGAAGGTGACCACGGTTAAATCCGAGGTACAGCAGTACGGTGATTATATCACTCTTACGGATGTGCTGGAACTCACAGCAATTGATAACAATGTGGTGCAGGCTACAAAGTTAAGTGGTTCGCAGGCTGGACGTACATTAGATACCATTACGCGTGATGTAATTAGCGGTGGCACCAATGTAATGTATGCACCTAAATCGGACGGCACAGAGGTCCTTACAAGAAAGACATTGGATGGAACCTGCAAATTGAATGTAGATATCTTTTTGCAGGCAGCAGCCTATCTTGGAAGTGTAAACGCGGAAACAATAGAGGATGCCTTTGTATGTGTTATTCATCCGAACGCTGCTTATGATGTGAAAACATCAAAGGGATTTGAGGAATGGAATAAGTACACGACACCGGATAAGATGTGGAAGGGTGAAATCGGACGCATTGGAAATATTCGTTTCGTAGAAAATTCAGAAGCCAAAATTCTGAAAGACGAAACCTGTCCGGAAGGTTTGGCGGTTTACTGCACAATGGTAATTGCAGCACACGCCTACGGTGTAACTGAAGTAGAAGGTGGCGGATTACAGCATATTGTCAAACAGCTGGGTTCGGGAGAAGACCCGTTGAATCAGCGTTCAACGGTTGGCTGGAAAGCTATTAAGACGGCAGAGCGTCTGGTGGAACAGTACATGATTCGTATTGAGTCGTGTGGTTTTAAAGCCGGCACAGTAACAGCAAACTAAGAGGATGGGTTCTCTTTTCGAGGGGAACCCATTTGAAAAAGGAGGAAGAATCATGGCAACAGCAAAAAAGGACGATATTACGCGTTTGGTTAAGATTAAATTGTTTAAAGACAAGGATAAATATTCGGAAGACGTTACCGTAGTTGTAAATGGAACTACATTCCGCATTCAGCGCGGAGTGGAAGTTGAGGTGCCATATTATGTGGCTGAGGTATTGCGTAATTCTGAAAAAGCAGACGAGGAGACAGAAACAAAGATTTCTGAGTTAGTAGCCAAAAATGAAAGCAATTAATTCCCCTGATAAGAGGAAAGTTGCGGGGAAGCAGTGACCTTCCCCGCTTTTTTTAGGTTGAGGTGAGAAAGTTGAGAGTGCAGGAAGCAATTGAAAAAGCAGACCGGTTAAGACCAAACCGATTTTCGGACATGGAAAAAATTGAATGGTTATCGATGCTTGATGGACAAGTTTATGATGAGGTAATTAGCAGGTATGAAGAAAATGTGGACGTTGTATTTGATGGATATGATGAAGAACATATGAATGAAGACCTATTAATACCGGATACCTACGCGAAAGTGTACGTTGATTATTTGATGGCTCAAATCGATTTTTATAACCGTGATATGGGAATGTACAATAACCAGATTGCGGTATTCAGTAATGGGTATCAGGATTTTAAGAACTGGTATATTCGGAATCATATGCCAATGCAGCCAAAAAGAACGGGGGTGTAACCTTGACAATAACACCAGCTACAGAAATGGAAACAACAAGGGATATGATATCTGCTTTTGGCGGGTACAACCATACCATGAATTGTGGGGAAAATGAATTTTATATGGAGAAGAACATGACATCCGATTATTACCCGGCACTGGCACCCAGAAGAAAGAGGAAAATGTTGTTTCGTACCGGAGAAATCTATGGAATGTATGCGAAAAACGGAATTTTGCTTGTGGAGGATGGCAACTTATTATATACAGACAAAGAAATGAACGATTGGCAGATTATTGGTCAGCTTGCGAAAAATCCCAAAGTAATGTGTGGTATGGGGGCGTATGTGGCTATTTGGCCGGACAAAAAGATATTTAATACAAATGACAAGACGCTTAAAGATATGGAGGCATCAAAGGCAACGGCAGGAACGGTAACATTTTCCATGTGTACGCTGGATGGGGCAGATATTACCCCTATTACAAAGGCACCGTCTATTGGAACAGTGGCACCTCAATCACCGAAGGCAGACGATTTGTGGCTGGATACATCATCGACACCGCATGTGATTAAAAAGTATACGACTACCTGGACAAAGATAACTACATGCTCTAATGGTGCCATTTACTGGATGGATACGGGGGACAACACCAAATGCATTGAAGTTGTGGAGTGAATCTGAAAACCAGTGGACGGCAGTGGCTACAAGCTATACTAAAATATCAAACCCCGGCATAGGAAAGCCGTTTGAAAAATATGACGTAGTGAAGATTGAGGGTGTGACGGGAAGCATTTCTGATACGTTTAATCAGGATATGGCAATCTGGGATAAAAAGGATGATTTCATCATTGTAACGGCTCTGCTTACCAATAATACAACACAAACTGGGGTAATTACATTGAAGCGTAGTGTTCCGGATATGGATTATGTGTGTGAAAGTGATAACCGTATATGGGGGTGTTCTTCGGAGAAACATGAAATTTACTGCTGTAAGCAGGGAGATATGACAAATTGGTATTCTTATCTGGGTACTGCGGCAGATTCATATGCGGCAACGGTCGGCAGTGATGGAGAATTTACCGGATGTACAGCATACGGCGGACAAGTTTTGTTTTTCAAAGAGGATTGCATTCATAAGGTATACGGTTCTTATCCGGCAAATTATCAGATTAATACGCAGCGATGCCGTGGTGTGCAAAAGGGATGTTCGGAAAGTCTGGTACTTGTGAATGAAATATTGTATTACAAATCACGCGAGGATGTGTGTGCGTATGACGGAAGTACTCCGGTATCAATTAGTGCAGCATTAGGTGGAGAACGCTACGAAAAGGTAAGGGCAGGTGCACTGGGGGCAAAATACTATATGCACGGGAAAAATATACGCACGACTCGTTACGAGACACTTGTGTATGATTCGAGCAAAGGAATGTGGCACAAAGAGGATGAGAAATCTTTATGCAGTATGGATAAATTCGTAAACCTGGATGGGTCTTTGCTTTATATGAATGATAGAAAAGTAATGGAGATTACATCAAGGGATTACACGACAGAGGAAGGACTGGAAACAATACTTGAGTGGAGTGCGGAAACCGGCTTGATAGGGATAAGCTATCCCAATAACAAGTATATATCAAAAATATGTTTGAGGTTGTCTTTGCCGTTAGATTCAGAATTAGATGTAGATGTAATGTATGATTCTTGTGGAGTATGGGAGGAGGCTGCACATATGGAGTCTAAATATGAAGAGAGTCGTAGAGACACACCTTCTTTTGTAACGATGCGAAGTTTTGAGGTGCCGATATTCCCGATTCGATGCGACCATATGAGGATACGGTTAAGAGGTAAGGGAGATGCAAGAATTTATAGCATTTCTAAAGTTTTAGAACAGGGGGGATACTAATGGCTACGTTACAGTTTGATCCAATACAACTGGATGGAATTGACGAAAAAAACATTCAGAAATTAAATTCCTGGATCATTCGTTTGATAGAAAATCTAAGTTATGTATTGAACAATATAGAGACCGATAATATGACATCGGAGACAGAGAAAACATTTAGTCAAATACAGGAAACTGCAAAGACAGCAAAAGAAGCTAAAGAGATTGCAGACAAGTTAAAGCAACAGTTAGAGAGCGGCGGGTTACGGGGAGAAAAAGGAGAGAAGGGTGATAAGGGAGAGAAGGGTGACAAAGGTGACAAAGGTGACAAAGGCGCAGATGGAGAAAAGGGAGAGAAAGGCGATGTAGGAAAAGACGGTGTGCAAGGAGAAAAGGGAGAGAAGGGTGATTGCGGACCGCAGGGTGTGCAGGGGCTGACTGGACCGGAAGGAAAAATTGGACCAGAAGGTCCACAAGGAATTCAAGGTGTGCAAGGTGAAAAGGGAATTCAGGGAGTGCGTGGACCACAGGGGACACAAGGGCTGCCTGGTCCAAAAGGGGAACAGGGAGTAAAAGGAGACAAAGGAGATACTGGAGAAACCGGGGTACAAGGATTGCAGGGGGTACCCGGAGAAACCGGACCACAAGGTTTACAAGGACCGAGAGGTGCAACTGGTGAAATCGGACCAGAAGGTCCACAAGGAATTCGAGGTCCAAAAGGAGATAAAGGAGATAAAGGCGAGAGAGGTGACAGTGGTGTAATCAATCCAATTAATGGATTCTTTTATCTGATGGGAGACGCTGACGGAAACCTATATGCGGTTACTACAGATGATGAGACACCGCCTCAATTTGAAATAGATTCTACTGGAGACATTTATTTAATATTACCGGATGAATAGATAGGAAGTGATACAATGGCAAAATTTTTGATTGGAAATTTTAAGGGGCCGCAAGGTCTTAAAGGAGAGAAAGGAGATACCGGGGCGCAAGGACCTAAAGGAGATACTGGAGCAACGGGACCGCAGGGAGAACAAGGGGAAAAGGGTGATACTGGTGCGAAGGGGGACACCGGAGCACAGGGACCACAAGGCCTTAAAGGAGATACCGGAGCAACGGGACCACAAGGACCCAAAGGAGACACCGGAGCAACGGGACCGGAAGGGCCACAAGGACCACAGGGAGAAACTGGACCACAAGGGATTCAAGGTGTTCAGGGACCAAAAGGAGATACTGGGGCGCAAGGACCAATGGGGCCGGCAGGAATAAGCACATTGCTTAATTATATTGCAACGCGTCCGGCATCTGCAGATAAATCGAGTACATCCGATAGGATGGGAGCAGTAGAAGCATTTGTTGCCAGTTCTAAGATGACAACGGGAAAGCCCGGGGGTGATGCAAAGATACTGCAAATGAATTGGGATAATACGAGTGGTTGGGATTCACAACTGGCCATGCTTAATAATGGAATATTGCAGCATAGAGCCATGTCAAGTGGAACTTGGGACACATGGAAGACGCTGCTGGATTCAAGTAATTATACAAAATACACAGCAAAATACGAAAAAGGAACATGGACTCCTAGACTGTTTAATACAGCAAGTAATGAGATTAAAACGTCAATTGCAGCGGCTACGGGAAATTATTATAGACTGGGAGACATTGTATTTATAGAGGCAATGATATTAACAACAAGTAGTTATGCTTGTCATCATATAAGCGGACTGCCATATGAACCTGACCATAGTCGTCCATCAAATGTCTATCCGATTGGAATTGTGTCGAGTGGCAATGGAACTAATTCACCATTTAATCTAATTAGCGGCAGTGGTTCATATTATGTCCAGAATGGGGCATACGCGTCCGGAAAAACATATAGCGATTGGTATGTATACGGTTGGTATAGAAAGGCTTAACGAGGAGGAATTGAAATGGAAATTAACGAAGAAAAAACGGTAGATATGTTGTCGACAGAGAGTGTGAGCATCTTAACAAGAAAGGTACTAATTGATGGAGAAGTGAAATCTCAGGTTGGAGAGAATCATAGACGAACCTATCTCAATTCCGTATCCGGAAGAGAAGAATTGTTGAAGGAGCAGACAGAAAATGTGGTAAATGCCGTGTTTGCAATATGGGGTTCGGAACCGGTGGTAGAGGAACCCATCATAGAAGAGGAGGATGAGGATTATGGCGAAAAAGAAGAGCAGTAGCAGTAAAATAACAATCACCAAAGCAACAACTGTGAAGACACCGACAATAAAGTCTTATACGCCATCGAAAGCAGTAAACGCCGCAAAGAGTACGTTGCAAAAGACGGAGAAGGCAAGGCCGGCAGCTTATACCAGTAAGTATGGAACACAGATAACCGGATTGGCGGATGCGATTGCAAATCGCAAAGGTTTTTCCTATGACTATACAAAGGATGCTTTGTATCAGAATTATAAGGACCAGTATCAGAGGCAGGCACAGTTAGGGATGCAGAATGCAACGGCGCAGGCGGCCGCGTTGTCCGGAGGATATGGAAACTCTTATGCGGCTACGGCCGGCAACCTTGCGTATCAGGAAAACATGTCAGCCTTGAATAATATAATTCCTAGTTTGTACGAGGCAGCGTACAACCGTTATCAGACGGATTTGGATAATCAGAGATCCGACTTGTCCATGTATCAGGGACTTGACGAAAGTGATTATGCGAAGTATCGGGACAAGGTTGGCGATTGGCAGGATGACAGAAACTATTATGCGAATCGATATGATGCGGCATATAATAACGATTTTAACAACTATACTGCGAATGTATCTAATCAGCAGTGGAAGTATGAACAGCAAAATGGCAACAGCCAGTGGAGACAGCAGCAGAACGCATCCAATTACTGGCAGAATAAGGATTACCAGTTATCAAAAAAAGCTAAGGCCGCTGCTGCATCCGCTAGTAAACGAAGTGCGTCGGGCAAAGGGGCATCTTCAACCGGTGGGATTAAGATTCCAACGGATATTAAGTCGAAGGTTAAGGAATTGGCTAAGAACAATGACACGCAGGGTATCGCAGAATATTTGAACAATATGGAAAAGAGTGGCGTGTTATCTGCTGATCAAAGCAATTATGTATGGAGTGTTTTATTGGGATATACAGCAAAAGATTTACCGACATATATAACCTCTGATGGAACTACTACGAGAGGGTTAAGCAAATATCCAACCTATGACAGTGCAGTGGCGGCCGGAGCAGATGCGAAGACTACATTATCCTATGTTGATTTTATGCGAAATCTGCCTAGCAGCAGGGAGTTACAGACAGTAGGCTCTTACAATGACTATTTGGAAAAACAGGTGAATAAAAACAAAAAGAAACAGTCCTCAAAGAAAAGCAAAAAGAAAAAGTAAGGAGAATATATATTATGGCAAATAAGAAAAAGAAACAGAATAATCATGCATCCGGTTCCGGGAGTATTATATCAAATTATTTTGAGAGTCAGGACAAGTTGTATGAAAGAGATATGCAGGGACAAAAAATAGCAAGTGAGACCAGAGCAAAGGCTGATTCTTATTATGGTGAGGATAAAAAGTATTCGGATACCGACTATACGAATCAGTCAGAATCCCGCTATCGCCGATTGGCAGAGAAAGCAGTAGAAATTAAAGAAAGAACGCAAAAGAACAGCGAAAAGTATAAGAGAACCAATACGCTGATTCGCAATGCAGCAAAGGCAGAAAATAATATGCTGTCGGAAATTCCGAGACGGGAACAAAGGGAAAAACAGGAACAGCAGAGAAGAAAGCAGAGAGAACAGCAGAGTACAAATGGAAGTAATGTTCGCAATAATAATGCGGAAAAGACAAACCAGTTATTTCGGACTTCATCTGGTAATACATACAGAAATCCATCACAAATGAACTATGATGAAATTCAAACTGCGCTTGCAAATGTAAAGGAAAATAAAGACTTGTTTAAGTCCAGAATCGCAGATAGTGGTTTGTTTAAACGGGGATTTTCGGGAGAATGGGAAAAAGTTCAGCCAAAAGATTTTGAGGAAAAGTTAGGAAAAAAAGGTGTATCGTGGGAAGATTACAAGGAATACACCAGTTTGTGGAATAAGTACCAGGATAATGTTGAGTATATGAAAGAACTGGAGAGTAATCAACCACGTGTAGAGCTGGAGCATGAATACGATAAGTTGGGGGATACCGATAAGCAGTTAGTAAAAAAGGCAGCAGATTATGTGTGGGTAGAGAAAAGAAAATACAGTGCAGATAAAAATCATTTAGTTCCGACGATACAGGACAAGCTGGAAGTAAGCAGTAATCCGGATTATTTGTCACAAGCATATGAGAAATTTCCTAAGTTGAAGGAATTAAAGGAAAAAGGAATTGATGTAGATTACATTATCGACAGCGAGAACATTAACACAGATAATAAAGAACAGGAGGCATGGGATGAAGGGACAAGAAAAATAGCAGACGAACATCCGGTAGTATCTAGTGCGTTAAGTGTGGGGTCAAACTTGCTTTCACCGTTGGAACTTGCAGAGGATGTAAATCATGCGGTTAAAAACCTGTCATCGGATAAGTCTTATCCCATTAATCATGCCAGCCATCCATACAGTTCTTATACGAATAATGTAAGACAGACCGTGTCAGAAGGCATCGATAATGATATCGGTAAATTTGTTTACAATGCTGGAATGTCCACGGTTGATTCTGCTGCGGATATTCTTGTGACGAAAGGGGTTAAGGGAACCAAGCTAGCAGGTGGGGCAGCTAGTGCGTTGATGGGAGCAAATGCGGCAAATCAATCGTACATGGACACCTATGAGAGAACAGGAAGTGCCGGACAGTCTTTGATTACCGGATTGGGAGCCGGTTTGGCAGAGTGGGCAAGCGAAAAGTTTTCACTGGATAGTTTTGAGGCGTTAAAAACAACAAATCCAAAACAGTTTCGCGATTTTGCAAAGAATCTTGTAAAACAGGGGGCGGTAGAAGGATCAGAAGAACTTGCTTCGGACTTTGCAAATGCATTTGTCGACCGTGCAGTTAATGGAAGTAAAAGTGAGTATAATGAAAATGTTAAAAATTATATCCAGCAGGGAATGTCAAAGGATGAGGCAAAGAAAAATGCACGGAAAGACTTCTTGATACAAGTAGCAGAGGACACGGCAGCAGGGGCTTTTTCAGGTGGTCTTTTTGGTACCTATGCAAATGTGTATTCGAAAGCACAGTATGAGTCATTAGTGAAAAAGAATGGGACATCGATTACAGAGGGAAATGAAGGCACAGATTTACTTGCATATGCTGCAAAAAGAGGTATGGACACTTACGAGAAGGCAAAAGATGATACGGAAAAATACGGTAAAATTTCAGTAGACATCATGGAAAATGCTGAAAATAATTTTACAGAAGCAAGAACGAGCGGAGAACTTGCAAGGGCGTATGAAGATGCCATTCGTGGTGTGCCGGATAGTCTGGGAGTAGAAATCGACCAGATGGCACGCGAGAAAGCACAGGAGTTAGCTAAAAAGAGTAAATATGCAAAATTCGAATCCGAGCGGCAGGCATTGTATGACATTATGGATGCCTCTGTTTCAAATGCAATGAAAAGGACAGTATCTCTGAATCAGAAAAGCGAGATGATGCAGAAGGAGTCTGTGTCGAAGCAGGAGGAAGATGCTACTGCTAATATAGATACTACATTCGATCGTGTGAATCTTGACGAGGGAATGGAACGGAATCAGCGACCGGTTGAGGTACAAGAACTACAGCCGGAAAAGACAAAGCAGAATGATGCACCGTCAGAAAATGTTACGAATGCTAATTTTAGAAAGACAGAGAATGCGGCATTTACGGCATCTGACGAACAAGTAAAGGTAAAAGGATTTCGGGAAATTGGGAAAGAATCGGCTACAGTAGAGACTACGGATGGTGAGGTAGTAAATCTTGCAGACTTGTCTTTTCAGGATGAAGGTACACAGAATTTGTTTAACATTGCATCAAAGATGGATAATGCGGCTGCGGCAACGGCACTTGTGGATTATTACAATGGTAAGGATAATGCCGGTGTTTATGCAAATAATTTCCGTATGGCATATCGTATGGGAAGATTGGGAAGTATCAGTTTTGATAAAATGATGCAGGCGTCTAAGTCATTTCGTATAATGAGTGACAAGGGAGCAATGCGTCTTGTGTATGAATTAGGAAAGGTACATGGAGAAAACGCAAAGGCAGCAGAGGCAGAAAACAAAGTTGCACCGGCGCAAAAAAAAGGAAAAGGTGAATATGAAGATTACCGCTATGCTTCGGAGGATAAGGATAGCTTTGTTCGCGTGAAAAAAGAATTGGCAAAGAAAACCGGATTGGATGTATTGGATTTAAATACCCTCACAGATAAAGATGCAGATACGGTAAATGGTTTATTGAATATGGATAGAGGACAGATGGCATTTGCGGAAGATGCAGAAAATAAATTTGGTGTAGTGATACATGAATCTTTGGAATTTGCATCGGTAATGTCGGAAAAAGAGTATCAGAAATTAATGGGAGTGATGCTTAATTACCTGGTAGAGAAACATGGAGCAGAGGATATCCACGCCTTAATTGAATCTTATCAAAGAGCCTATGAGCAGGTGGAAGGTGAAAAAAGTTATGAGGATGCTGCAGGAGAGTTAATCAACGATGCTGTCAGTGGTGTGTTTTATGATGAAGCCGGGGCAAAAAACTTTATTGACTGGGTAATGAAAGATGCGAAGCTGGATGTGAATGCAAAGAAAAATGTATTTCAGAAAATCGCAGATTTGGTAAAGCATGTATTTGAAAAGATAAAAAAATATATTGATGATACTCCTATGACAAAAGCGGCCAGACTGGCAGCAGAACTCAACGTGGAACAGAAGGAAAAGATTCAGCAGATGTTCATGGATGCCGTGGATAAAGCGGGGGAGAACTACAAGAAATTGGATAGTAATAATAAGGGTGAAGAAAAAGAGAAAAGAGGGAAGTATTCGGTCAAGGTAATTCCGGATACAATACAAGATGATATTAAAACGAACCTAAAAGATGTTGCAAATATGCCGACGGTGAGTAATGTGAAAGAAACGGAATTTTCAAAGGGGAAAATAAAACTTGTTGACCAAGTTGCAGAATTTTTCGATGATATCGGCAATAATGTTTATAATGAAATGTTAGGGGATGTTGAGTTAAGCCGCAAAGGAGTAAAAGATGATATATCACATGGGATTGGTCGTGCGAAGGCAATTTCCTTTAAAGCAATTCCTGATATTATTAAGAACGGGAAAATAGTGAATTATAGCAGTAACTATAAAGGAAAAGGTCATGCGAGAGTTGTAATTGCGGCACCAATAGAAATTGTTGGAAGTCAGGAAAAAATATGTGGCAAATATATAATGGCTGTTGTATTGCGTAGGGAAAATGCGAAGCAAAGATTTTATATGCATGAAGTAGCAACCATAAAAAGAGATGAATTGTTGTTCAAGACTAGGACCTATAACAAAGTTATAAGCAACCCTAGCAACAATCCATCTCTTGAAGAAATTCTAACCAACATTGTGGGGAATGTCAAGAACAAAGATAGTAAAATGACAAATGAAAAACCAACAAAGGAAAACAAGGACATTCGCTACTCTATTAGTGTTGATCTGGATAAGCAGATAGATGATGTGCTAAATGATACCGTACCAAAAGATTATACGCATGTATATTTGGGAGAAACAACGAAAGCCTTGAAAGAATTAGGCTGGAATGACCTTCCGATGCTTATGACAAACCAACACGTGTATAGTGTGATTAATGGGAAGGAAGATAAGGGTGCAAGATATAAGAAAATAAGAAATTATCATAATTTAGGCAAAGAAAAGTTTATGCATGTATTGGAAGACATTGAAAGCCCATGGATGATAATTAAATCCAATAACAAAGAAAATAATGCAGATTTGGTAATGGTATCTTCTGTTGTTGATAAGAATGGAAATGTTGTCATTGCAGCAGTTAAACCAAATGGGGTAGGAAGAAAGAAAACAGCAACGCTAGATGCTAATATTATGTTAAGCATGTATGGAAAAGAGTCTCTGCATAATTATGTCGAAAAAGCTGGAAGGGAGAACCGTATCATAAAAGTAAATCCTGATAAAGCAGTGGGTCCAACGGTCCAATTCCGAGGGAACATACTTCATCAGGATTATAAGGACAATCTAGCACGATACAAAGAGATTGTCAAGAACATTATATCTGGTGTTTGTGTCAAGTGTTCGTTGGCACTTTTTTTGTTTTCAGTAATTCCGTAGAAAA